CAACAAACGCAGTAGAAGCTATCTGTACTGAGGTCGTTCCAGCAGAGGCTGTAGGAGTTGTAGGAGTACCTGTCAAAGCTGTATTGTTAATGTTAGCTTTAGTGGCTATCGCAACTGATATTGCATTAAATTCATCGTCTATCTCTGCACCTTTAACTCGCTTGAGGGCGTTACCTGCAGGTAAGCTATCTTTAGTAGCAAAGTTTGTGGACTTTGTATAATTACTCATTATGAAACCCTACCTTGTTTAATATATAAATCAAATTTCTGAATAGAAACTTCATTTCCACTTATCTCTGTCTCGAAGCCTAGCTGAATAACTGAGCCACTTCCTCCAAGAGCTAGTTTAATTTTATCTGTACTGCCACCACCTGTAAACTCTCCTATGTTATACTCAGCAGTGTTATACTCAGATAGAGCCGTTTGTTTAACTACAGCATTATAAGATCTGTACTCATCCGCGTAATCTACACCTGACTTAATGGTGAATGCTTGACCACTTCCTCCAATTAATGTAATACCTACAGTCTTTAATATCTTAGTTGTTGTTGGTTGATCAAAGTCAAAGTAGTTAGTATAGTAGAGCATTCGATAAGGGACACCATCATCTAGGTAGCCATCGTACTCAGCTATTCCTGTAGTCTGCCCAAAGAATAGACGACCATCAGCTGTATTAACCATTCCTTTATGAGTTAACCCTGCCCACTTAGTAACTCTAGAAGCTCCGTTCTCTAACTTACCTCTCATATCAAAGCAGTACATTGCCTGACTAGTAGGGAAACTAAGAAGGTAGAAAGCATGTTGAGGGGAGTAAACACTTTTAATATTATCAATAGGTTCAGTAGCAAGAATCTCAGAAACTTCATCACGGACATTAATAGACACATCGCCTATTGGAGTAGACTTCTCTTGTATTACCCTACTCAAGGAACGAACACCTGAGTTAGATAAAAATAGAATATCAGTACCTGTGTTCTGAACCGAGTCACGAGCTATGCAGCCCACTCCTTCAATTACTTCTACTAAACGTAAGGTCGATGGGGTCAGGTAGTTGTTATTAGAATTAGTGTCTCCGTAAATAACAATACAGTTCTTACAGAATATTATTAAGAATCCGTTAAATGCACCGAGAGCTACAATTGAATCTCCACCCTTAGTCCATATCTTTGATATATCTAGAGAACCACTAGCACCTCCACTCCATATAATTCCTCCTCCATTATTAGTAACCAAGTCGGAGAAGTGTACAGTATGGTTGTCACCTATAATGTCTGCTGCATATAATCTACCATAAGCAGACAAGACACAGTTTGCTTGAGGAGGTACACCAGATGCGTTTGTGTGATCTCTTACTCTTTGTAAGGAACCACCTGACTGCTGAACCAATGGATCATGTCCACGTTGGAACAAGTAAGCACGATCACTTAACGTAACGCCCTGCCAGTTGTTAGCAGTAATAGTAATGTTAGAAACTGGAGTTCTTTCTGTAAGAGTAGCCAAGCCTGTGTAGACCTTGTTACCACCCCATGAAATATAAGTAGAGACTCCTGAGTTGTTTATAAACTCATGTATTCCTTCAAGGTTAACAACAGTACTAGCTGTTGTACGATCTATCCAACCCTGCCTAGAGCCAAGACGACCAGACTTATCTATTACACAGTTTGTGGCTTGTAAGGCAAAACCACTGGCTAAAGTAATACTACTTTCCTGTGTATTTAAACCATAAAATCCTGGGGCTGCTATAGATGTTGAGAGTAGTTGTGCCATTAGCTAGTCCAAATAAGTTCTTCAGGATGTTTGTTTGCATCTAATTGAATAGCATCATTCAATGCTTTATTAGCTACCATGTATGCTGTATTACCCATCTGTCCGTTATCCTCACCACGTTCTTCAACTGCCTTAGCATAAGCCAACATGACAACTGGGTTTGCAGGGACATTAAAGTTATCAGCATCAGCTTCAAGATCTAGTGTACGAGCTACTACGTTAAATCGTATTGTATAAACCCCATCTGGTTTAGGGAACAAGTCAACTTTTGTATCACCATCAGAACTCACACCATTGAATGAATAATAAGTAGGTGCTCCAGTAGCAGGTGCTGATGAAAGGTATTGAGTATCAAACCAACGAGCTGTTTGGTAAGTGAGGAAAGAATAAGTACTTGCATTTGTAACACTTAGAACATTAATATCATTCTGTGTTCCATTCAACTCGTAGTTAAACACATCAGCAGAAGTAACAAGAGTAAGAGTGGTTCGCAATGCTGACCAATTCCACGCTTCTTCTACTTCACGTTTAGAATCATTAATAAATAAACCAATGAGTTGACTGTACTCAGTATCAGTGATTGCCTCAACTGGCCTTTCTCGTAAACGCTGTAGAACTTTGTTAACTGCTACTAAATAATTCATATATTTATACCATATTTTTGTTGAAAAGTCAAGAGTTATTTTCTTGCTACAATAGACTGCCCGAAGTACATACCAACTACTGCCATGATTGCATGAGGCAACCACTCAGGAGTAACCATACCTTCTAGAGTTTCCCATTCAGTAACTGTGTTAGTAAAGTCTAAGAATAAAAACTTAAACCCAGTAGTTACTTCAACAGGTACCACTGTAGGGAGATCTAATAGAGGAGCAGTTAATATAAAAGCTGCCATCCCCATAAAAGAAACTACTAAGAATCTCCTGATCCACTGTGCATTAGGGTTCTGATAGGCACGAGCATTAGCTACACTATCCTCAGAGGCCGAGAATCGCTGTATGAGAGCTTTCTGCTGTTCAGCCTTATCAGACTGTGCCTGTGACCACATCTTCATTACAGCGCCTCCTAGGACGCTTAGAATCATTGTGATCATTTCCATTGGTAGTCCAAACATATACCCTCCTTTAAATTTCCCTAGGAAACTTTCTTCTTATGTACCAATACTTTACTAGAGGCAGTGTGTTTAGCACCTGTCATAACTCTACCTGACGTATGCTTATGAGTCTTACCTTTGTATTCAGTACCATTCTTTAAATAATGCTTAACACCTTTCATACCTAGTACCCTCTCTTCTTAACTGTTTTCTTAACTGGCTTCTTTGCTGTCTTAGCAGCAGCCTTGAAATCCTTAGCAGTTGGTGCGCCTTTGTCACCTGCTTTCTTCATGGTCTTGCCACTCTTTCTTTTAGCGTGTATGTTTGAATATAAACCCATTGTAACCTCTTGTTAAATTGCTAGTGGTGTCTGTATACAGAACAGTACAGTAGTCTTATCTACCTGCTCTCTAACAGTTACATAGTTTAGCATAGGGTTTATTTGAAGATTAAACCCACCTATCTTAGATACTTCAAGTAGTTCCATCCTACACTCCTTAAGAGTTGAAAAGCTTTTCACTACTACGGGTATACTAGGCGCTCCGCTTGCTAGCATTACAGCTACAGCCATTGAGTAAACTACCATTTTACTTTATTACTCCAATAAGCTGCACTGGTTTTACCCTTTGCAATGTTCTTAGCATGTCGTGATTTAAAAGATTTACGTTTAGCTTTCATTGCCTCAGACTCACCAGCTTTAGGCTTACCTGCTGTACTAGCTCCTTTCTCACCAAAGCGGATCATTCGATCTTTACCATTATCCTTGATAAGAACTACATGAGACTTCTTACCTTTAGCAGAAGCTTTAGGTTTATTGTATCCTGCGAAAGTCTCACCTCTATACTGTATAGACATCTTAACCTCTCATCATAAATGCCAACCCTGTTACCAGAGCAGCTATTAATAATCTAACGAACCACTCATTGGCACCACTAGCCTTGACCACCACTGCTAACTTAACAGCATGATCATCGATAGCTTCACTATGTCTATTCAATCTATTATCTTGAGTAGAGTTGTGGTTCAATATTCCATCAATCTTTGTATCTATCTCAACAAGTTTAACCATTGCATCAGCTAACTTATCAATCTTAGTTTCTAACCTGTCAAACCTATCCTTAGATTCCATCTCTATCATTCCTTTAGCCTACAGCTTCCAAATCTTTACCACGTACTGCGGCTGCATCTGAAGCTGCTTGTACTGCTAAATATGCTGATACAACAGCATCGGTATGTACTGTTGCACAGATAGCAATTACCTTGGCATCTTCACCTGTGGTGTCACAATCTGGTGTGCATACATGACGATGGAAGGATGAGGATAGCTCTACACCATCTTCCAGTATTCGGGTTGCTGTTCGCACCTGTACTGTGCCGTTTTCAAGCACCTCGATTTTATCGACTACGGTAATCTTTGATAATGCCATGATATTTATTCCTGTGTTTGTTAAGGTCTGTTCCGATATATCCAATCAGAGTAATTAAACTTGGTATGTGACATTAATCATTAAGTCTGTGTATGTGTTAAAGGCAGAGTGTTGTAGATTAGTAGTGTTACCTCCGCTCGATGTGATCTGTTGTAATAGAATAACTGTTGAGTTAAAACCAAGGTAGCTGGCGGGGTAGTTAGTAGTGCTTATGCCAGTATATCTTTGTGATACCGCACTATAAGACACATAAGTTGAGTTTGAAGCAAATGGAAGACCCGTAACGGTAGCAGAGCCAGTTGTTGACCCATGGTTTGCACAGGATATAAAACATTTTGCATGAACCATGTTACCTACTTTTGTATAGAACCCTTGCTGATTACTATAAACACCGTTAAAACTACCACCAAAAGCATATGCAGGTGTCCAAGTACCCTCTTCATAATCATCTAGCGTATTAGCTGCAGCATAAGTCTGTCCATTTCCTAACGTGATACCTCCACCAGCAATTACATGCCCAGCTGAGTCTATAGATACCCTTTTGCTATATGTCCCTGCATCTTCTGCGGCTCCATTTGCTGTCGTGTAAAAGTCAAGTCCAAGTCCACCAAGTGTGGGGTGTCTTACTGTCTGAATCTTAGCCCCTGCAACTGTTGT